CCGCCAATCTATTGGCCGTGCATTGATTCAATATGATCCAATCATCAGGCTGCCGCTTGGCGTGCATGAAATGCTGATCAAGCTGAACAAGACAGCGCAAGCATTTGCGCAAGAGCATGGACGCACAGCGACCATGGCGGAACTTGCCGCAGTCCTTGATGTAACTCCTAAGGTGATATCTGACACATTGCAACAGTCGTATCGGGTCACAAGCCTTGATAAGCCTGCGCAAGATGAATCATCTAACATTCTTGACATCATTGCCGATAAAAGGCAATACGACGTTGAATACGATTGGCAACTTGAAACGGTGCGTGATTATTGCGACGAGCATTTAGATGATCGCACACGTGAAATCATCTACGCACGCAATAGTCGCAATCCAGTGCCATGGAATGACCTAGAAAAGCGCATGGGCCTGTCACGTGCACGCATGTGCGAAATACAAAGGCGTGGCATCAGCCGCCTTCGTATGCTGATAGGCAACCCGCTGGCAGGCACCCCACTTGGCGCCAACAATACAGAAAGTCGGGAACGTCTGGAGGGTCTGCCTAGCGGGAATGTGTAAAGACCACCAGCAAGAATGGCAGGCTAGGGTTTTCTATCATCAGATGCTTGAATCCAGTGCAACACAGCAAGCTTCCGATCCAACAGATAAGAATCCTGCTGACTGAACCATTGCTGCCATTCTTCGCTGCCCTTCTTTCGATTACATGGCCTGCAAGCTGGCACAAGGTTGGTCGTCACAGTAGCGCCACCTTTGTGGCGCGGCTTGACGTGATCTAATGTGTCAGCTGCATCTCCGCAGTAAGCGCATTGATGCTGCCATGCCTCAAAGATTTGCTGCCTGAATCTATGTTTTGCACTGCGTTTTGGGATGAGGTTTGCGCCATCAATGCAGTGATCCACGCAGTGGCTTCAATAATCCCATCGTACCTTTGGCTTTCCGCGACGCATTCCTAAATGCACAAATCCTTTAGGTGCGCCGTAGCCGAGCGAATACGGCCAGTTCTGATCGCACCACTCTTGCACGTGGTTGATGTTGACCTCGCGGATATAGAAATCAACTGCACCAACGTCAGGTGCATCGTATAGGTGCTCGCTGCCACTTGATCCACCTACCGCTGTATTGATGGCACGCGGGCGATAGCCGCTGGTAATGACCACAGGCTTGCCGCCAAACTTGACACGTGCACGCTCAAGGAATGCCGCTAGCTCTGCTGCTGTGTCGAGCTGATATTGATGGTCAAAGCGCCGTGCTTCTTGAAATAGCGCAAACTCACCAAGCTGCACGTGCGGCGTAATGCGCGCTGTAAATGCGCTATTGGGCGACAGCTTGGCTGGATCCTGCTGCTGCTCACCAGCCCATAACCGGCCCTCTGCGCGGCGACGACGCAGCAAGCCTGCCTCTACGGCACTGCCTGGGTTGCGGTACAACTGCATTGCTGGTGGCACTGCCTGCCAGTCTTTGCCGGCAAGGCATTTGCTGATCGTTTCAAAGCCAGTGCTGCCGTAGAAACCGGCGCCAAGGTTGTAGGCGAAGGAGATCAACGCGCATTGCTTGTTGCCACTCATCTCATTCCAAAACGGCACGCTGTTGCGCAGTTTTGCGGCAATGCGCTCAACCTCAAGCGCTAGTAGCTGATCAGCATCAATCACGGTGATCTTGTCACCGCGCTGCACCTTGCGGCCATCTGGGTAGCGCGTAGTGCCATAGCCAATCGTTGCCACATCCCATCCATGTAATGGGTCTGGGTATGCACCGAGATGCACGCCTTCGAACTCTTTAATGAGATTTATGGCTGGGGTATAATTATGCAGCCTGCCGCCGGCCTGCCAGGTTTTGTACCAAGGTTTGTCCCTATTAAAGACTTCAGGCGCGGCCTTTAATAGCTCAGCCTCTAATTCAGAGATGGCCGCCATTTGATGCGGCGTGCCGTGCTTGTAGTATTTAAACAGATCGGTCAGTTTGATCATCGCTTAACCAATGGAGTGACAACACCAGCGAGCACTTCAATAGCCCTATAAAGTTTGACCGCAAGTTTGGCAGTTTTTCTTAGTGCTTTGTTGTCTTTTGGTGTTGGCGTCAAGTTGACCACAATCAAAGCGACGCCATGAATGGCAACTGCCAACGCAATGTAATCAGCAATGCGATCCATGGTCAACGAGCCCGTGGCTGTGCCTCTAGTTTAGATACCCTTTGCTCAACCGTATTGAGCCGCGTAAATGTTTCCTTGCGGTCCTCTTTGATGTCAGTGTGAAGTACCTCTAGCTGCGTAGCTATGTGCTCGACTGCGCTGGTGAGACGAATGACCGCATCCCGCGCTTCATCGTTGCGGCGGCTGAATCCCATTGCGCCCATCGCGGCAACGGAGATCGACGCCCCGGCAACAGCAGCGATCAGCTCGATCATGCCATCAGCTTAGCTACCTGCTAAGCTTGAGACCTAAACCCTTTTGAGGCGTTTAGGCGTCCAGTAGCGGCCGGCTGCGGGAAAAAAGGCGGACACCGCGTGAGGATCCGCCACCGGCTACCCCTTATCGACCCTGCCCGACAAGTTTTTTCTTGCCGCGACGACGTGGACGGCTGTTTTGTCCGTAACCAATACTTGTAGTTTTTGGACGCCCGGCTTGGTGTTCCAGACGCCCAGTACCCGTTTTGGCTTTTACTGCCATTCGTCATCCTCACGAGGGTTGATCGCCAATAGGCTATAGCCCATCAGCAACAAGAAACCCAAACCCACTACGGCTGCTGTGGCCATTCGATGTTCCAAGGGAAGCCGGGCTGTGAGGTTACATCCCGTAGAGCCTGACGGTAGGTCGCCCACTCGGTGTGGTCAACTGGTGCGTCAGGTAGTTGTGTCCAGTCGCAGTCGGCCAAGCGGCGGTTACGGTCATCGCGGACAGCCTTGGCTTGCTCGGCATCCTTGGTGAAGCAATAAGCATCGTACTGCTCAGCGGCGGTGTGCACCACGCCTTGGTCGTCGGTGTAGTCCTGGAAGACAGGGCCAGCGATGTAGTGCGTAAACCACTGGCCGTTCACTTCCACCACGCCATCACGCTGGCTGTATTGGTAGGGCGGGATCGGTGTTGGCTGGGGGCCTTCCAGTACGGGGTCATAGCCGAAGCTGTCGATGATCTCCGGCGTCAGCACCTGCGGAAAGCTGGTGTTTGGGTTGTCGGAGCGGAATTGGCTGTCGGTGATGACAGCGCCGGTGGTGCGGTTGCGGAGTTCCATGGTGGCCTCAGGCGATGGCGAGATAGATGAAGCTGCCACCGTTGGCATTGATGGCGGCAGGAGCGGTGGAGCTGATCTGGAAGCCAGAACTCAGCGGATCGATGTGGTCGGTATTGGTGACTTCGGCTGCGGTGGAGTTGAGCAAAAGGTACGGATCATTAGCGGCAATGATGCCGCGAGCGGTATCCCAGACATACCAGTCACCCGTGCTGTCGGTGCGCTTAATCATCACGAACCGTGCGCCAGCGGTGAAGCCGCAATCAATGCTGAGCGTGGTTCCGGTGCCGGTGTAGCTGCCCACCTTGCTGATGCCAGTGAGGGTTGCGAAGAGGTAGGCGATAAATGTAGCTGCGTTGCCGTTTGCATCATCGTTCGTCCCGACCGTAAACACGGATGATGTTGGTGACGTATCGTTCCAAATAGTGTTGTCGTCTACTGTTGCTGCAGTTGTATTCAGTACTAGATAATCTGTGTTGTCGTTGTTGGCATAAACTACCCAAGGGTCTATAGCACTGCGCTTTTTAACAATCATCAACTCCGGCGCCACACCAAGGTTATGACTTACCGTGCGTGCTGAACCCGTCCCCGTATACGCCACCACGTCGAAGAAGCCGGGGGCGCGGCGGAAGTTCCAATAGACAGAGCTGGATCCAGAGCCCCAGTTGTCATCCTCGATGCCATTGTTCTTATCAAAGGCAAAATAGACGTAAGTCCCGGTTGTTGCAGCATCAGTAAGATTGGGCACAAGCAATTCAGTGCCACCTGTCAGCCTTGCTGAAGCATATTTATTTGTAGTTGCGCTTGGACGCGCGTTTATTGTTAAATCTACTGGAAAATTGGTGGTAACAAAACTGCCCCCGTTTTGCAGATCTACATCAAACACCGTCGTAACATCCGTAGGCGTCTTCATCGGCCCGCGTCGGATGGCGATGTAGATGTAGGTGCCGCCGGAAGCATTGCCAAAAAGTCCATCAGATGTCAATTTGAACCCTGTTGGGGTCAATTCAATGTCTATATTGTTCTCCGTACTTTCGGCATTGGTCTCATCTGCTGCCAGGGTTTTTGTTCCAGTACCCGCAACTATTCCTCTCATGGAATCCATAATGATTCCACTACCACCAAAAGTAGAGCCGCCAGATGTTCTTGATGCACATTTAATAAAGACCCACTGCGGCTCCCACCCAAGATCAATAGTTGGACCGCTAGCGCTGCCGTTGCCCGTATAACTCCCACACTTAATCACGCTCTGGTTGCCGCCGTCACCGAAGAGCTGAGCGTCGTGCGCGAACAGGTAGGCGACGTAGGTGCCGCCGGAGGCGTTTACGGTCTCATCAGTGCCAAGGCTGAAGACAGTGCTGGTTGGTGTTGTTGAGTTCCAGCGTGTTCCGCCAGTGGCTTTGGCTGCAGTGCTGTTGAGCACCATGTACTCGGTGTTAGCCAAGCTGCGGTGATAGACCTGCCAGTCTCCGGCTGCGTCGGTGCGCTTGACAATGATGGTGCCGGGGACGCTGCCGAGACTGTGGGCGATGGTGCGGTTACTCCCGTTCCCCGTATAAGTCACCACATCAAAGAACCCCGGCGCCTCGCGGAAGGTCCAGGAGGCGTAGTTGTTGCTACCGTTTGTATATCCGTTTCCGTCTGTTAATGTGTACCCATTCGATGCAAAAGCAATTGAGTTGGGATTATCAGCAGCAAGATTGTTTGGCGTGATCAAACGACTTGAACCGCCACGCACGGTATCAATTAGTGCATGACCAAGATTTGTAGTGCGCGCTTTTGTCCAAACCAACCCACCCTTGCCCGCTAGATCAACTCCATTCGTGATCGTCTGCGTGCTGCCGTTGCCGGTGTAGAGCCAAGTGCTAAACACGTCCTCGACGTAAGTCTTTGCAGCGCCACCACCAGCTCCGGCGGCGCCCATCATCAGTGCTCGTGTATTCGGATCCATCGCGCTATCAGTTGGTGTAGTTGATGAGCGAGGATGCACGCCACCGGGTGCCGCCGTCGTCAGTAACGAAAAGGAATAAGTGCGTCTTGCCTGTCGTTAGCGTCGGCGCTGTTCCTCCAGGCCATTCCACGCCACTGAACCAGGTGATCGTGCCGCTGGTGTGCGTCAGCTCTAGTGTGAAGGCATAAGCACGGCTGGCGGGGATATTGCTGACGGTGAAGGTCGATGCACCGTTGATCGTCTTGGTGAAGTAGTTGCCGGTGCTGCAATCAATGTTTAACGCCGCAACTGCCACCACAGTCTGGGCGTAGGTGCCGGCAATGTCTAGATCGGTATTTGCCGCCGCGCTCGACTGGCCCACTGCAATCGTGCTGGTGGTTGCAATGCTGCCACTGGTGCTGATGTTGCCGCTGGTGATTGCAGTGCCACTGACCTTGCCGGCGGTGCTGATCGTTGCCAGCTTGCTGTCGGCGATTGCCGCGCTCGCATTGATATCAGCGTCAACAATGACGCCCGAGCCAATAGCTGCTGTACCGCCACTGCTGATGGTGATGTCACCGCTGACCTTACCAAACGCGTAATCTGTGATCCGTGTAGCGGCGGCCTTGCG